GTAAACGTGGCCGAGATGTTCCGTTTCTTTTCCGCTGAAAAATACTGAACGGTACAAGCCCGGTACATGCCGACGCTCGTTGTCCTTCCCCGAAAGGACTTGATTTCGGATTTGCTACGTTTGAGTGTGGCAATCGGCGTCGCCTGCTCGTACTTGGCCTCATCGAAGATAACCAACTGCGAACCGGCCACTTTCAGGCAAAGCCCGGCGTCATTGCACAATCGCGTTAAGAAGACGAGGTCGGTCTCCTCCGTCTGCTCGATTCGGTCGTAAGCCGGGTCCTCGTCCGTATCGTAAAAAAGGGAGAGGCCAGCTCCGGACGCTTTTTCACGAGCGATCACAGAAAGCGTGGTCTTCTCCCATGCTTTGTTTTTCTTTTGGCCGCGTACCCCTGATGTCTCTGGGATCGAGATGGCGGATATGGTGACCGTAGACGGCGGGTAACTGATCTCGATGTCAGCAATCTCAAAACGGCCAAGAGGCAAACGCTCCACCACATCCTCTTGATTCCAGTTTTCGCGGAAGATGGTGGCCTGCAGCGTTGCCGTCAAGTCTGGCATCCAGTTGCCGCTCCAACGCTGCTCTATATCCTCCAGCGTCAGTTGCAACTCATCAGCCTGCCCGCTCAGGTTGTCCGTATAGCTCCATCCGACCAGGTGCGGTCGCAAATCCGCAGTGATGTCGGTTTTGGCGTAGATGACCTGCAATCGGGTGTGGCGAGCTTTTGTCATCCGGCATTCCCTCTCTTCCAGGGCGGCAGCGCAGAGGGTGTTTGCGTGGTGTTCACATCCGGGATCACCAGCTGGACATCGGCCGGGAAAATGACGGTCTCCCGGTGTGCTGGATTGGCGTCAATCAACTCCGCCATATAGGATTCGCTTCCCAACACTTTGTACGCGATCAAATCCCACATGTCACCTTGTACCGTGGTGTACGTTCTCATAGGGCAAAAGATCTCCTTTGCTGATTGCGCTTCAGTTCAGTAAGCATTTGCTCCAGTTTGCGCAAACTCATGTCCATCGCTTGATTCACGAGGCCCTGTATATCATCCCCAGCCCCGCCTTCAATCGCTATCCTGGGCGAGTACTCCACATAGATGTCTCCACCGCTGCCGCTGTTCGACGGAGAGGAAGACAGACGATACCCAAGCAAGGTTTCCAACTTGGAAAGAGGGAGAATGGCCTCGCTCTCGGCACCTTCTCCGATCATGGCCAAGGTCGGTCCGGTCGCAATACCGCCGGTTGCAAGCATGGGGATCTCTGGGATCTGAAAACTCAGCTTCTTCCCCCCTACTCCGGGAACCCAGTCCGGGATGTCGATGCTGATGCTTCCAATCGACTGAAATGCCTGGTTGATCAGCGATATGGCCGCGTTTATGGGCGCCTTCAACATGGAACCCAACGCGCTGAACACACCACCAAACGCATCTTTTACTCCAGTCCATGCCTTTTCCCAGTTCCCCGTAAAGACTCCCGTAATGAAGTCCAGGATGCCGCCAAGTGTGGTCATAAGGCCGTTGAAGACGCCTGACACGCTATTGATCGCGCTGAGGACGACGGACTTTATGAACGGGAAAGCAAAGGTAAACACAGCCACAATATTGTCGATGACCGGTTTTACCAGATTAAAAAGGGCAGAGAACGTGTCCCCGATCTTTCCAACCACATTGACGATGATTGGAACCATGGAAGAGACCGCACGCGAGACAGCAGGGGCCACATCATTGGCCAAAAATCCGAAGACTTTGGATATGACCGGCCACAGTTTCGCTTGGAGAAAAGTGCCAACGGGCAGGAGTGCCTTGACGATTCGGGTTGCTACTTCCCAGACTCCGACTCCTACCCGCTGAAAGATGGGGGCCACTTGCAAGATGATCTTCTTCACGGACCCAAACACGTTCTGCAGGTTGGCAAATACAAGTCCTACCCCTTCTGCAACCTTGGCTGCATCCGCCTCACTCATCCCGAACATCTTGGCGTAGTTGATCGTCACGCCTTTCATTTCTCCGTCAAATCCGTTCTCAAAGAGCCAGACGATGTTTTCATAAACATCCGAGACGATTGGCCCCACAGTTTGGCCGATTTTGCTGAAGAACCCGGTTACTTTCGGGATGGCAGTATCGAGCCACCCGCTGAACTTCTGAAGGACAGGCAAAAACAAATCCCCGATGGGCATGATAAGCCCGGTCATGATTTGCCGCCCAATTCTCTGGATGGACTTAGAAACGGTATCATATTTTATTTTTGTGATCTCATCCATCGTGTTTTTGGTCATGTCAAATTGGCTGCGTGCGCTTCCCATCGCAGCAACTACGTCCTTTTCCAAGTCCTCAAACATGGTCCCGAATAGTTGTACCCCGATGACATTTTTCTTGACAGGATCCTGGACTTTGGAGAGGGCATCCACCACCTGGGTGAATGCTTTCTGTGCGGCAGGCCCTCCTCGTGCGAATGTCTGGGCCATCTCTTGGGCATTAAAGCCAAGGGCGGTAAAGGCTTCGTTGGTGCTTTTCGAGTCGTCTTTTACCCGGATGTTGAACTCTTTTACGGCATCCCCCACTTTATCCAGATTAAATGCGCCCGCTTCAAGACCGGCGCTAAAGGTATCAAACATCTGGTTTGCCGTAAACCCAAGGGCGGCAAAGTACGGGGCGTACTCGTTTGCGGTGTCCAACAACTCATCCGACTTGTTCAACCCTTTTTGCGCCCCTTGGGCCAACAAGTTGAAGGCTTGCTCGCTGCTGATCCCGAAGTTGATCATCATCGTGTCGGCGGCTTTGATCGACTCTCTGATGTCTTCGCCGAACACATCGCGGTACACCATCGCGTGTTTCGTGGTAAGCTCCAGCTCTTCTCCTGTCTGCTGGGTGACCTGCTTGACCAGGCTCAACGAGTGCGCGACATCATCCCAGCTTTCTCCAAGGTTTTGGTTGTACAGATTTTTGGCGGACTCCGAGAGCTCTTGCATGTCCTGCACGGTTGCCCCGGTTGAAGCCCGCAGCTGTGCCATGGAGTCCTGGAAGCCCACAATGGAACCGGTTATGTTTCCGATGGCGTCGGTGACACCGGTGACCAACGCAAACGCCCCGGTGTATTGCGCCACCCTGGAGACAACCTTTCCGAATTCGCCGACGGACGTGGCCAGTCGTCCAATTCCGCCACGCGCTTTTTCTACCGCCTTTGAAAACGTGGGGTTGAGCTTTCCTCCGAACGTAAAAATCGTTTGGTACTCTCTGGCCAACTACCTTCTCCCCTTTCGTCTTCGAGCGCTTTTCCCGCTCATGCGGTTTTGCGCGATCAGCTTCTGGCGTTGTTGTTCGCGTTTCTGTTCCACTTTCTCATGGGCTTCTACCCATTCCCTCAAATCAGACAGGGGTTCGTTCAGCCAATCATGCGGACGTGAGTGGGGCATAGAAGAAGAAAGGGCCACCGCAATAACGCGAAGGCCCTTTCCAATATCCCCTTCTATCCCCGTCGCAACAAAAAATTCTCAGCCATTTGCGTGATGACCGTGAAGTCATCTGCTTTCAGTTTGTCAAAGAACTCCGGCGTAACGCCCGCAGCCTTTGCCGCGACCGCGATCTGATAAGATAGCGACAAGGCCCTGCCGGGATGAATCTCGTGCGGATCCATTCTCCGCGCTTGTTTCGCGCAAAGAATCAAATCTTTTCCCGTCAGGTCCTCAAACCGCAAGTCCAGCTCCGTAATGGTCTGGCCATCAAACTGAACCGGCGTGGACAAGCGATAAACGCTTGACTGCTCGGGTGTGATTTCCGCAGCAGTGGCTACGGTTTCGGCATTCTCAGCTTGGACATTTTTGTTTTCCATGACCATTCCTCCTACATCCCAAGATTTGAGCGTACTTTGGCGAGGTAATCCACGCCGTCAATCACGCAAACATAGTTAAACTTGTCAATCTCTACCACGGTTTCGCCGTCGTGCATCACTTTCAGGTAGACCACTTCCAGCTCATTGGAGTTGTCCATGGTGGATCCTTTTGAAAGGCTCCCAAGTGGCGTATTTTTCGGAATGCCCCGAACGGTCACTTTCACTGGCACCTGCTCATAGGTGCCCGTTTTCTTGTCGATCCGCTGGATAGAGCCCCGGAAATCAATGTGTTGAACCTCTTGCCTTGCCAACTTGAAGTTTGCTCTTTCCAGGACGCGCCAGTTAATCGTCACCGTCATGGAGGCAAAATGCCCCAGGATTGGGCTGTCAATTTCACCGGCAATCCCCGCGCCGCTAATGGTTTCTGACATGGACTCCAGGTCCGGCAGGTCAACATCGGCGACGCCCAGATATTCCGTGCCGTTCAGATACGCGTTAAAGTCATTCAAGATTGCGGAAAGCTGATCCGACATCGTATCCCTCCTATTCTGCCAGCACGCCCAGGTACGACGTGTCATACTCCAGCACAAACTCAATGTGCTGGGCGGGGGCTGGCGGAGTCAGAAACACTCGGAACTGAACATGTCCGGCCATCAGTTCGGTGTCCGGATTGTCTTCCCGGCGAAACTCCACGCGACCGCCAAGGAGGTAGCCTGCCGAGGTCAACCCGTTCAGCCAGATATTCACGCTGTCAACGATCGTTTCGATCAACCGTTTGTTTGCCGGGTTATCTACCTTCTGCCAAAACGTCAAGATGAGCGTGTTCGCGACGAAATCAAACATGCGCCGAACAGGGATGAAGCAATCTTTGGGGTCGGTTACCGATGGATAGGCCCCGGTATAATTCCCCCATGCCTTCCATCCTCCTCTGAAGTTGAGCGCCGTCAAAATTCCCTGCGAGTTGAGATAGTTGGCCTCTTCCAAGCCGAGAAAAATTTCCGTGCCGTCTTTCAGTACTGCGGCGTTCGCTTTCAACGCCTTGTTGGAAGGCGACGCATACGGGATGCCATTGTTTGCTGCATCCGTGGCGCCAATTGCCCCTGCCACCTGGGTGGAGAAGTGATACTTTTTCTTACCCATCGCCACCATAGGCCACAACGGAACTTGGCGTGGCTCCGTGAAATTGTTGTTATTTTTCCAGGCGGGAACGTCTCCATACTGTTTGACGGTATCCGTTGGCAAGTCTGTCAACGCCAGCGCCCGGAACACGCCGTTAATGTTCTGAGCTTTGGCTGTCATGACAGCCGCTACCAAAGGGTCTTGTGAGTATCCAGGCGCCAGGATCAACCCAGGCACCAAGCCGAAGCGCGGGAAAACCTCTTTGATCAGTTCAAGCCCCGTCACTTTCCCGTTGCTACCCACACCTCCGATAATCTCGGAACTGTCTACGGCTGCAGGGTCCAGCTTATCGTAGCCGACCAGTACAGATGCCGCGTTGCCAATCGCTCCGCTTTCTTTCACGGTTACGACCAAGTAACCGTTATCGTTGAAAGACAGCGTGTAGTCAACATCGCGCTTATACGTAACACCTGGCTGCTGCTCGGATTGAACCTCTACACTGTCGAGCAAAATGCCCTCCTCTTCCACGATAGCGATGCCTTTTGTCACATTCACGGCCGCTGGCGGAACCGTCGTTTTATGGACGGCAGGGTCCAGCACGTTAATCAGCACGACAGGCGCCAGATTGAACAAACGAAAATGCGAGTCCATGACCTCGCAGAGTGTGTAGCGATCAAAGTCATCCGAGTAGCCGAAGTACTCCACGGCTTCGGCAAACGAGTAGCAGAGGACTGGAACGTTGACCGGCACGGTCGATTTCGTTGACAGATTGACCGGGGCCGTGCCAAAAACCACCGGCAAACTTGCCGTTGATTCGACCGGGGATAAAAGCGACGTTGCAGCCTCTCCTACATAGACCCCATGCTTGAATGCCATGTTCTTACCCCTTTCTGCTCAACGCTTGATAGGCTTGCTGAATCTCCGTACCTTTGCGCTGCAGCTCTGCTTGCGCCTCCAGCAGCTGCGCAACGGGGACGATCAGCGTATCGACTTGCGGATACTTTTGGCGCACCTCGTCCAAATACTTTGGAACGCCGTCACGGAACACCGTATGTTGCGCCAGAAGACCGCGCGGCAGACTCGGACCAATGTAAATCAGTTGTTGCGTTTTTTCGTCTCCCGACTTGGCTGGCGCTTCTTTCATCGCTTCTGTGGCCAGTTCGACTGTTTCCATGGTTTCAGCAGTTGCTTTCTTCCTACTCAAGAAAGTTCACCTCCTGTTGGACTTGCGGCAGCTCCCATGTTGTCTGGACGCCGCCGAAATAGTACGGGTGATTCTTTTCCTCCTCATCGATCGCCCAGTCAAATGGGTAGGTGATTCGATAGCGACTATCGAGTATGCGTTTGGAAAACAGATGGATTTTTAGGCGGGTGATGGCGTTTAGCACGTCCTTATACCCCTGGAAGTCGAGCGAATCGTTCCAAAAGCCGAAAAAGATGAGCACATTGCACGTTTCCGGCTCCGATAAGGCGGATATGCTGCCTTCCTGCACACGGACGATTGCATAAGGGAAGTGGTCAATGTCTTCATCAGACAGTTGGCCAGGCAGAAACTGCTCATAGACACGCAACGCCACTTCCTCGCCTTTGGTATTTTTGAACCGCGTGTCCGAAAAAAGAGCCCTGACCTCTTCGGCCAAGGCTTTCTGTAGCAAGTATGGCGTGCTCATCCATTCCCCTCCAACGTGCGCTTGATTTCGTGTTCAAGCCGCTTCTCAAACACTTTGGCCGCCTCCGCTTCCAACTTGCTGCGGACGCCCTCATTTTCCAGCATGATCGGGACAGGCGGGCCAAACAGCCGTTTAATCGGCAGCTCGGTCCACTGCCCGTCGCTTCTTTTTTTGCGCCTGGTCCTTCCTTTTGCACGTTCAAACACCTTATTGCCCTGGACACTTGCGACAAACGCGCCAAGCAAGTTTTTCAGACCCGTGTCTTTTCTGACCTGGACTTTCAAGCTTTTCGGTGGTTTTCTGTGTCGCGGCTGAGCCGGACGAAGGCGAAACTTTTCCAGGCCCAGCGCATGACCGCGTGAAATGACGGCAGCTGCAATGCGTTTGCTGGTCGCTCGCCTGATGGTGATCGTGCTTTTGACTTCACCAGCTTTGATGACATAGGTGTTTCGTACCTCTTTGGCCGCATTGCTTTTCAGGTTCTCAGCCGCCCGGTTAATCGCCCGGTACAGCGCCACGGGCGCCTTTTTCCGATACTGGCCAAGCCGCTCCTCCACTTCCTGCAACTTGTGTGCATCAATCGTGATCATGATCGAGTCGCCGCCAATGCAATGGTGTACGTGGCGCTGTCTTCCTGTACTGACACAATCCGGTACGGTTTGCCGTCCACGTTCAGGAAGCCATTGATAGCCGGACGCTTGGGAAAGTCCTCGCGCTTGGCGTAAAACAGAAGTTCTGCATCATGGATGCCATCATCCGGGTTGGTCGTATTGGCCTTACGTCTCGTAAGCTCTTCATGGTCAATCATGATGCAGATGTCCCTGTCACCGACGCGGTGTATCTCCCCAAACTCGTCAGGATTGAAAAACACCATCCGAGTATCTTGGGTGACATACTCTTTGAAGTTCAATCGACGACCACCTCATCCGCGTCCAAGGTCGGGGGCTTTACATCAGCATGTTTCAGCCAATCATTTAGCAATTTCAGCACGGTTTTTCTTGGTTCTGGCTTTGCCATTTCAGCTTCGAGGACTTTTTCTGCTTCCTCAACTCTTGCATGCTCCAGGAACTTCTTGAGCTCTTCGACCGTCATGTCCGGAGGGTGGGGATTTGAAATAAGCTCACCCTCTCCTGTACCTCCATCACTATCGCATGATTCTCGTTCTGCTGGAGAGATAACGCCAGAAATGAGCAATCCTTGAACCTCGTGTTTTTCCGCATCAAAAAAGGAGCCTTTCCTCAGAAAGACCCCCTTCCATTTCACGATCCCCTTTTTTACTTCAAACCGCATGATGCACACCCCCTTACGTGCCAACTGTGTTAATCACGGCCCACGCACCGACATCATACGGCTTTGGCAATGGACGGGACTTCACGATCAACGACTTCGTATCGGTTTCGCGGTTCACCGTCACTTTCGGAGCGCGCGGCCCCTCCACCGTTACGAAATCAATCGAGTCTTCAGGGATATGTGTCGTGGCTCCGTACAGCATTTCTCCGATATTGGTCGCCCCGACAATCACCTTGTCCGGCTCAATATATGGCTTCAGCGACTGGGTGGTTTCGTCATAGTACCAGGCGAGATACTGGTACAGATCCACGCCCAGTTCCGACAAACGGCCAATATAGGCAAAGCCGTTCCCGTTGCGGATGCTCAATTGCGGATTGATCATGCCGAATTGGGCATATCGGAGATCCATGTACTTGTCCATAAAGTTGCTATCTTTTCTGAGATTGTTCCAGGCCCCTTCTCCCAGGACCACAATGGTCGGGTTAAAGCCGGACTTTCTCACCATAGACACGGCTTGGTACAAATCCTCGTACTTGTCGGAGGTTGGATCGCTCCACTTATTGGCGCCGGTCAGGTTGATCACATTGTCGAAGTTGTAGTCAACGGTTTCTGTTCTGACCTGTGTTGCGCTGTCGTCTACATATCCCGTGATCGTCACTTTCCCATTTTGAAGCAGATCGGCAATCATGGCCTCTTCCCGCCGGACAATCATGTCGTCGAGCTCCTGGTAATCTCTTTGCATAAGCGCCAGCGCTCGTTCTTCCGGTGTCATGCCGCCAAATACCTGTTCCCCAGGGAGGCGGGTTTGCAGCAATTTCGTGTCATATGGAGCCGAAATAGCAATGTACGGAGCTTTGTACACTTTCGTCTCATATCCATCCCGGCGTATATTGACGGGCTTGCTGCCCTCCGCAACAAACGGAGCAATCTTCTGGCGGTTCTTGTAAAAGTCCATCAGGACGGTCTCGGTCGGGAATGTAGAAAACCCTGGAAAAAATGTGTTACGCAGAAACGTTGTGACCGGCATTCGCTTCTGAGTCGCCGGCTGCATCGTTTGGGGCTCATAGATATTGATTTCACCGCCGGTTACAGTTGCTGCATTTTGCGGTCGAATCATCTGATTGTACACCATGCTTTTGGGAATTTTCATGGATTCATCGCCCTCCCTTAATAATCGGTCTTATAGTAAATGTTTCCACTGCGAAGTTCGTCCTGATGGTCAGCCACGGTATCGCCTGCTGCCACATACAGCGCATCATAAGTAAACAGTCCGGAAGTATATGCCACAGCTGGTACAGCTCCCCCGGTGGTGTCAACCTCTTCGGCCAGAACCACCGATGCTACTTGGCTTCCATCAGTAGCAGCCTTGTCTACCAGCTTGTACGTTCCGTCAGCCGTCACTTTCCCCAGCACTGCCCCGGCTTTCAAAACACCCTGGCCAGCTGCTACCGTAACCGATGTGGTCAGCACCGGAATCTCCGTTCCTGCAAACAGCGTGCCGAATTTTATGCTACCAAAATCAGGCATCATCCATTCCCTCCCTACTATTGGTGCCGTCCAAACGACATGGCAGCAATGTTTCGGAATACTTCGTTTACGTCCCTGATATTGTTCAGATCAAACTCCTTTTCAGCAGCTTGCGGCTGCATCTGGGCTTGTACATTGTCGGTGCCTGCACTCTTGTTTGCCGCAACAGCCGCTTCAAACAGACCCGCGTTCATGAGCTTTCCTTCCTTCATCGCCCGGAAAGCAAGTTCTTCGGCTGTCATCGGGTTTGCGCCGTATTTGGCTTCATTCACCAGCGCCGGATCAATGTTCGCTGCAATCTCGTCGATTGCTCGCAGCCGTTCGCGTTCCTTCGCCACCGCATCAGCCGACATTGCTGCCTGCGGTGCAGGTGCAGCCGTTGAGGCTGTCGTTATAACTTGTGGGGGCTGTTCTGTGCTCATGGACGCAGAGGATTGCGGAGCAGTCCCCTGTGCTGCCATTTGGGTTAGCTTTTCCATTTGGTTTTCTCCTTTCTTTCTGAAGATTTCGTTCCGGAGTTTCTCGATGACCTTTTGTGGGATAAACTCGGCCTGAAGCGAAGCCACAGCACGAAGTTGATTCCCGTCGTCAAACATGATTTCGTCGATGAACCCTTTTTCCAGCGCGTCCTGCGCATTCATCCAGGTTTCTTTGTTCATCAGCGTTAATAGTTCGTTCTGTGACATGCCTGTCTTCAGACGGTACGCATTTGCAATGGATGCGTCTATCGTCTGCAAAAACTCAGCAGCATGACGATGATCGCGCTTGTCTCCCCATGTGCTGGTAGAAGCGTTATGGATCATCAGCTGGGCGGTGGGAGACATCATGACTTTCTTCCCGCCCATTGCGATAACGCTGGCAGCGCTGGCAGCCACGCCTATGATTTTCACCGTGACATTGCCGGGATAGTCCTTCAGTGCGGTATAGATTTCGGAGCCGGAAAACACGTCACCCCCACCGGAATTGATGATGACTTCCAGGTCATCTCCATTGGCTTCCTGGATTAGTTGGTTCACTTTGCCGGGGCTTGTCGCTTCAATCTCGAACCAGTCGTAGATCCATTGATAGTCGTTCGGGATGATGACTCCCCTAATCTCGATCTTGCTCGGCATTTTGCTTCTCACCTCCTTCGCTGGAAATGGTGATAGGCGGAACATCTGGCAACCCTTCAGCTGCTAGATATTCACGCCGCAATATCTCAACGTTGTTGTCATAGTCCATCCCCGTCAACTCCATGGACTCTCTTTCGTGCGTGCTGAACCGATGTTGAATGCGAAGCGCTGCAGCCTGAACCTCTTTCACCGGATCAATCTGTCCAGGACTGGGCCCGATCCAAAGCGCCTGGCTCCATAGCTTCCGGCGCACGGGGTCTGTAAAGAAGCCGGGCGCCTGTATGCGGCCAGTTGCCACCGCTTCAAACAACCAGGTTTCATAGATAGGCTGGCAAAAGTCATGAGCAAACCAATCGCGCCGGTCACGGAACGGTCTCCACGCTTGCAACAGTGCTGCCCGGCTGGCGCTATAGCTGCTGTTGAAGACGCCCAGCAGCATTTCATACGGCATGTCAAGAGCCGCCCCAACCAGTTGTGCCATGGCTTTCATGAACGCCTCGAAGCCGGCCACCGGATGCTTGGGGTCACCGAATGTGACGCTTTCGCCCGCGCCAAGAACATTGATCGTGCCCGGGCCCAACTCATAACTTGCCAACCGCTCCTCGATCGACAGGTTCTTGACCTGATCCTCCTCTGGGATCGAGTCACCAAACGGAATCTCGTTTGTTTGGCCCTGCGTCGTGATGAACGCTGTGAAAAAGCTGTTGATGATCGCCGCTGCAATCTCTGCTTCCGTATATCGGCTCATCTGTTTCAGCTGCTCGATGACAGGCGCCAAATACGGCACGCCGCGATACTGTTCGGCGCGTTCCGGGTCCACCACAAACAAGACGTTCGGAAGGCCGGTTATCGGGTTGGTTGCTTCAACTCTGGCCCATTTCAACGTCTCGCGCGTCGGCAGCAGGCTGTTGGGATGCTTGTTGCTGAACCAGTAGGCAACAACCTTGCCGTTTGCGTCCGTTTCCACGCCATTGTGGAGCTTGCCCCCGTTTGACAGCTCTGCATACTCATTCCCTACGTACCCATCCATGAAAGTGAACCCATAGGATGATCTTGACGGGTTACACAACCGGTCTGCTTCGACCAAGTGCAGACGAAGCCGGTACGGATTCATGCCCTCGGGCCGATCCGCATACTTCACGACCGCCAAAGCGTCACCGTTCAGGAGCCAGCCCTGTAACATGATGCGCTGGGCGTCATAAAAGTCGTTGAGGCCGGTGCTGTCCACCTTGGACTCTGCCCAGAGTTTGAACTCAAACTCCGTTCGATCCTCCCATTCCTTCGCTTGCTCCGGCGATAACCCGAGCATGCGGAAATTCAGCTGGCATTTCAGCTCCAGACCGGAGCCCAATACGTTCGACTTGTTTTTGTGGATCGCGCTGGTCGCAATGCCTCCGCCCATATAAAGGTCACGGCTGCGCTGTCGCAGCAGGCTGAGGTTGTTCCCGATGTCCTCTTGCGGGCTGCGACTGGTGCTGTCCCATCCTTGCATGGACTTCTTTTTCCGGCTGGCCCCGCTGTGGGAGTACCCGCTGTTTGTGAACTGCCGCCATAATGAAAGCCTTGCACGCGCATACTCACGCCGCAAGGCTCTTTCCGGAGAAAGCCAGGCAATGGTTTTGTCGATGAAGTTCACAAGCTACATCCCCCCTTTCACAGATCACGATAAAGAATCCGATATGACTTTCGCTTTTCTGTCCCCGTTGCGAGTGCGGTCTCCAGCTCCTGTTTTCGTTTTTCCAGCTCCCGAATCTCGGCTTGGACGGACGGCAAGGCAGCGCGTGACAACTGGCGGCTGCCCATCTGGTAAGATTGGGCTCCCTCCAAAATGGCCGCTTCCGCCTTGTAATACATCTCAAGCCGGCGCTTCACTTCATCGAGTCGTGCTTGTATACGCCCCCGGTTCATGGACTTCACCTACCAAATGTTTGATTTTTTTACAAACTTCCGCTTGGAATCTGCCTGTTTTTTCGGCGCAGCAATCGGCTGAGATATGCCTTTGAGCCGACGCTCTAGCGCGTCGTAGTTGGGGTTCAGGATTTCTCTCGCTGCAAGTGCATAGTTCCGAACGTCCAGCGCCTCGTTGCGTGCACTGGATGAAATCTTTTCCCAAACATACCGGGTTACGCCGTTTTTCTTGCGCGGGACAAGTTTTTCAGATAAAAGCCCCTGAAAGTAAAACCGATCATACCCGCGATCCAGGGGGAAGTGGCAATATTTCGGTCCAGGTTCCTCCACACGCAGCGAGGAATATATTTGGCTTTTTCCATCATCAACGCCAAGAATGACCAGTAGGGCATTTTCTTTGTTTTTTCGCGTCAGCTTATGGATCAGGGGGATTCCAGGACCGCCCTGGCCTTTTACCGCCAATATCCGACGATGCTCATTGCGCTTGGTGTACTTGTATATCTCGGACGTGAAGTGACCACCGGAGTCAATACATGTGCAGGCCACTTTAAGCCCCTTGCCGTCCGCAAACCGATACACGCGGTTCAGTACGTCATCCAACTGCTGCAACGTTTGCGGATTGTCGGGCCTTCCGATGATGACGCCGTACTCAATGCCCCAGCTTTCATGGCCATGCCCCCAGCCGACAATCTCATACTCCAACCGGTCGTCTTGCGTATCGACACCCGCTGTGAGAAGCAATACGCCATCCGGGAGGTCCGCTGGAAACGATTCGCGCCGATTCAGCAGCGTGTCCTCCTCCATTTGTTCCCCGCGATCTTCCCACGACTCGCCCAGGGTTGTGTTGTAAAACACCTTCAGCTTTTCTGGATCGTCTTTCGACTCCAAAAATTCCTTAACGATCTTTTTCCACGACACCCACTGAGCGACAAAAGTGTTGAGCCAAAAGCTGCGGACTCCGTTATTGATCGCGATCGGATTCTCAGCGATCCATTTCGCGGGCTGACGCTTCATGGTATGCTCGTCAAATTGCTCCAAACAGGTTGGGCAGCGCCAAAAAACATCATCAACCTGGTAGATTTTGCGGTTACCCGCTTCATGCACCTCGTGCTCAAACCGTATGTCGCGCAGTACAATCGCGTGATAATTGCCGCAGTTCGGGCACTCCACACACCACTTTTCTTGTGTCCCCAGCTCATACTCTTGTTCGATCCGCGATACACCTTTGATCGTTGGCGTGGAAACAAAGATCATTTTGCGGTTCCAGAACGTAATCGTCCGCTTTTCTGCCAGCTTGATCGGGTCGCCTTCACTCCCCGCGCTGTCTGGGAAACGGTCCACCTCGTCGCACAATAAGATGCGAATCGGACGGCTGGCCAAACCTGCCGGACTGTTTGCGCCGCCCATGGCCAGGAACCCGCCGGGAAAAACTTTCATCAGGATCGTGTTATTGACGTCCCTTGTCTTGGAGTCGGCTACCTTCTCAGCAAGCACTTCCGTATCGCGAATCATCGGAGCGATCCTGCGTTTGGAATAGTCCTCGGCATCTTCGATTCGCGGCTGCACCATCAGCATGGGGCCTGGATCGACGTCGATGTAGTAGCCAATCACGTTATTGATGATTTCAGACTTTCCCACCTGCGAGGACGACATGACGACTACTTTCTCGATGCGCGGGTCTGTAACGCAATCCATGATTTCGCGCTGATAGGGCGCGGTTCTCCATTGGCCAGGGTTCGCTGCCGTCTCCCTGGAAAGCTTTCGGTTGCGATCCGCCCACTCACTGATCGTCAATCTCGGAGGAGGAGCCACCGACTTCACGATCTTGCGGAACAGATTGATCGTCTTCTTCTTCATCTTCACCCACCCCTGAAAACATCCCCGGATCGTACTCGCTCAACTCTGCGAGTGCCTCCAACACTTCTGCGTTGATGACTTCGCTGATCTCCGACAGGTTTTTCATGCCGAGGACTTTGGGAGCGACTTTTTCAGGTATGGACATGATCCGGCTGCGGAAGGTGACAAGCATGTTTGTCAAAACCAGCTCGACATCCGCTGCGTCATGCACCTGGTTTTTCAGTTTGGCCAGCTTGATCTCCGCTGTCTCTCGCTTCGCTTTTTCGTGCAGCGCCTTTTCTTCCCAGTATTTTGCCTGCGCCTCGTCGTCGCTATCCCCTTTATCTTTAACCCCTGTCCGCAGATACTCGATGTAACGCTGAACGTTTTTCATTAGTGGGAAGCGACCAGCAGCCTGCTTTTCCAAAATCCCCTCTTTAGCAAGCTGATTGATCCGCTGCCTGGTGAACCCCAACAAAGTAGCCATGGCATCAGTGTTGACGATCAAATCAGAGATGTCAGTTTTTGCTTTCATAGCACCACCCAAGAGGAAAGAAAATGCCGATGAAAAAACTTCACACCTAGACGATTCGCGGGGTCACGCGCACCCGCAGGCTTTTTGGACTTCTGGAAGGACCCGTTGTCAGGTTGTCAGGTCTCCAGGTCCTCCATGGTCATCTGCGACATTTCGTTTGTATTATCCAAGAGAGTTTTTTGTAGCTCTTGCTCCATCTTTAGTAGCCACTGCAAGTCCTTGACGGACGTAACCGCAATTTTGCCATCCTGGTAATCTTTCACCCATTGTGTGATGACAGCTTTGATTACCTTTCGATATTTCTGGTTGCTCTCTACAAAGTCGGATAGCAAAGCAAGCTTTTTCATTGAATGCCACCACAGCTTTCCTTTAATATGGAAAATGAGATAGTGGCTTGAAGCTTCCGTGGCCACGGTGTTCCACTATCTCTGCTGGGGTGACCCGGCGCAGATAGGAGAGTGTTAGCGCACTCTCCTTTTCTTATGCCTTGATCGCTGTCTGACCAGTGAGCTGTTCCCAACGCTTCACGATGACATCACAGTATTTGGGATCAAGCTCCATAAGGTAGGCGGTTCGTCCGGTCTTCTCGGCAGCAATAAGCGTGGATCCGGAACCACCAAACAGATCGAGGACGAGATCGCCGCGCTTGCTGCTGTTCTGCAGGGCTTTGGACACCAGTGCAATCGGTTTCATCGTGGGATGGTCAGCATTTCTGACCGGCTTATCGACTTCCCACACGGTGTCTTGCTTCCGGTCAGCGTACCAGTTGTGCGCCGCGCCCGGCTTCCAGCCGTAGAGAATTGGCTCATGCCGCCAGTGGTAATCCTGCCGACCAAGCACAAAGGTGTTTTTCACCCAGATCAAGCACTGCTTGAGCAACCATCCGGCCTCCACCATGGCCGAACGGAAGTTGATGCCCTCGGAATCTGCATGACAAACGTAAATAGCCGCCCCTTCCTTCGATACATGGAAGAGGTTGCGATAAACGTCCAGCAGAAACTCTTTGAACCGGCCATCGTCCATTTTGTCGTTCTCGATCTTGAGCGCGTCCTTCGTTTTCCCGGTATAGTCGACGTTGTACGGCGGATCCGTGAACACCAGGTCGGCGCGATGACCACCCATCAGTCGTTCTACATCCGCCAGGTTGGAAGAGTCGCCGCAAAGCAACCGATGCCTCCCCAGGGACCATAGGTCACCAGGTTTGGTCACCAGTTCCTCGATCATGGCCAACTCATCTTCTACGTCGAAATCGTCTTCCTCAACCTCGATGTTCTCTGGCTCAAAAGAAAACGGAACCTCCTGGAACAATTCGTCCAGGTCAGCCGAATCAAAACCGGTAAGCGACAGATCGAAATCGCACTCTTTCAATTCGCTCATCAGATCGCGCAGCTTAGGTAGATCCCAATCACCATCAATCTTGTTCAACGCGAGATTGAGAGCCTTCTCCCTGGTTTCATCAAGGTCGACAACAGAAACCTCGACCTCTGTGGCTCCCTGCTCATTGACGAGGATTTTGTACCGCTGATGACCACCTACGAGGTTCCCGGTCCGTTCGTTCCAGACGAGTGGTTCGACGTAGCCAAACTCCTCGATGGACCGTTTCAGCTTTTCGTACTCGGGATCTCCCGGCTGCAGGTCAATCCGTGGATTGTACGGCGCCGGGTTGATCATCGAAACGGGGATTTTTCGTATATTCATGCTGTTTCTTCCCCTCCGTGGCGATAGATATAAGAATAAAGAATATTGCCAGCCCCAAAACGGCTAAATCCCTTGTCCCGCAAGGCTTGAAGGCTATTTTCGGAGCGCTACGAGCGTATCACTTTTCCCCCCAAAAAGTATACGTTTCGTGTCACTGCCAAAAACGGGGTTGAGCCCTAGAGCCACAAGGTTTCACGGCCTCTTGGCTTCTGGCAACCCCCTATTCAGAATTCGGGTCTTCGCCGGCTTCTGTGATCTCCCGCCTGAACAACTGCAGCAGGCCGGCCTCTGTCGCCTTCCCGTTTAGCGAATACAGCGGGTTGATTGCCAACGCTGCCCTGTTGCCAATTTTTGTCCACCGGAGAATTCGCTGCTCAATGAACGCCCTGACGATCTTCCGCGCCTGGGAGTATGAACAGTCAGCAATTCGGGCCAGCTCCTTGATCGTGAGCGGCACGCCTTTCTGGCCGCGCTCGTTGTCCCCCAGCAAGAGATTGGTTCCCTCACTGGCATACGGCGCGATCTTCAACAAAAAACCAGCCTCGGCGAGTGACAGCTTTCTGAGCCGTCTCTTCGCCTTCTGGCTGGCTTTGATCTTCACGAATTTTGCGCTGCGGCCGGCTGGCCGGAACACTTTGACGATCTCGTCCGGGCGCCGGAGGATTTGCTCCTCGTAGAATACCTCCCCCGTGTCCAGGTCAACGAATTGGCGCACTACACGTCACCCACCTCCAAAAGAAAAAGCACCGCGTGGGTGCTTTAATTAGGCCATAGAGCCTTTTTAACTGTTTCACTAACGATATCGGTTAATAAACTTTTAAACCCTTGAATTATTTCCGGTCCAGTTTTAGACATCAACTTTTTAAATCTTGTAACAGCAACTGTTGTTCTGGGTGTTTCCTTTACAATGTCATCAAGACTTTTCTTTAATATTTCTTTTTCTTCACTACTCAACTGATCTATCTCATCTGCCAATTCTTTGGCAGCTTTTAAATTTTCTTCGGTCCAGGGATAGGGTTCACCACAATTATGACAATAATTCGGTGGATTATAATAAGAGACAGCTATTACTCCCTCTACGTGTAGTTCCCCCTTAATTGAAGTATTGCATTTTTGACAAGTTGTAATAGTTGGGGCCCCACATCCATCACAGAATTTTTGGTTTCTATGTGGATACTCTCTAACCATTGAATTAATGACATGACCATTTAGACAAATTTGTGCGGTATCATACCAACTACTCACAATTACCCACCTCCACTTCGACAATTCGCCACCAACGACCATTTTCCTACAACTTTCGTCCGACATTTTCCGACATTTGGAAGGACAATGGACTTTACCTGTGTAATTGGTTGCTATTGAAAGGAGGTGATACATATGCCGACGACAGGAGAAAAACCCGGAAAAGGCACATACACCTGCAAAAACTGTGGGCAAACGGTAACGCTTGATGATCACGATGATACGTTGCCGCCTTGCCCTCGCTGCGATGGTACTGAGTTTCGCTGATTTTTAGCTAAAAACTCATGGATCGCTGACTCCTCGTATCCAAACAACTTCCCTAACATCCAGTGATCCAAAACAGTCTTCGGAGCCTGCGGCACGCTCTTGATGACTTCCAAGACGTGGGGGTAACGATAAATCCATAGCGAGAACCACCCATCAGTCAGAGGCTCGACATATGCTTTCAGACCGTATTCTTCTACCAGAGTGGTCATCTCAGTTTTATACCTCTCCTGCACCGGCAACAACGCCGCAGGTTTCCCTCTTTGTACCATGTAGCAGTAGGCCGTGATTTCGCCTTTGATCGAATCCACAGGTATCTACCTTCTTTCCGCGCGCACTCAGACATGAAACGGTTCGTTTAAGTTAAAGCACCACCACCATCCAATCTGGTTGGTATCTTCATCATACACAGGGTACAAAAGGTGCTTTTTCTTACAACCATTGCAGTAAACGTATACCGCCGTTTCTATTGGAGGTTTGTTCTTTGGTATCCAAGTTATCTGCTCCTCATTAATTCGTCTTTTCATCTGTATGACCTTACCCACTTCCTTAACCCCTTTCTGATCGGAGGTGAAAAACGATGAGTGTTGTAGAAACTATTAGAGCCTGTGGTGCTCGTAGAGAAATGGTTTACATTACCTACGAAGGAGAACAAAGACTCGTTGAACCTTATTCTTTCCGTGACACCCGTTTTTTTGGATGGTGTCGGATGCGTGATGAGATCCGCAGCTTTACTATTTCAAAAATTACTTCCGCAAGACCATCTGGACAATCTTACAATCCAAGGTTTCCTGTTGAGTTCTAGTTTTCTCTAAGCATCCGTTCCTCAGACGGGTGCTTTTCTTACTTAAAATCCCGCCTGGTTTCCCAGGCGGTACCAGAGGGGTTCTCGCGAAAGAAAAAGCTCCTTTCACTTATAGGTGGCATTCGCACGACAAAAAAACAGCCTCATCCAACAAGGAAGAGGCTGCTCATCACTCGTTCCGATATTTTTTGTTGTGCGCGCTTGATGTGAGTGTCCACGCTACTCTTTGTAATGCCCAGCATATCCGCAATCTGCGAATGAGTGAAGCATTCTCCATGGGCAAGCACATAGCACTCCCGTTCCCTCTCGCTCAGTACACACAGCGCGTCCTCAATCTGGTGCAGCTGCCATTCCGTCAGGTTCGCTGGACTGCCTGCCGTGCTACGAGCTGCGAACGCCTGCATCCGAACCGGGTCCATAAGCCGTTCCCGCTGATACGCCGCCTGCCGCTCAATCCCCCGTCGGTTTCCCGGACGCCGGCCGGTCTCCAACCACTCGATCACATACTCCACGTCGCCGATCATCTCCGACAGGAGCTGCCTCTCAGTAATCGCCTGGTTATCCAGTACCTTCTCGCCTTCTCTGCGGGCCTCGTATGCCCGTTTTAACTGTCTACGCGTCTCTTTATACTCCTTCAGCAAATCCTGCATGAGAACCCCTCCCCATTGCGTCTATTTGCGTCTGTTACCTCGGTCTTTGAGGAACCGTCGCGGCCCGACGTCCCCCATTAGGCGCCGCACCTCGTCGAACGTCAGCACATCTGCCAGCTTCCCGCGTGCCCGCGGCGGCTGTTGCTGCAGCCTTTTCCTCGCACGCTCCAGGTGCTCAGCAAAACTGATCGGCTCTTTCTCTTTCCTCCGCTTGTACTCCAAAATGTCCCTGACTTTTGCCACGGCTTGTCCTCCTTTCCGGCAAAATAAAAGAGGACACCAGAACACACCCATATTGGGTGATAGTTCTGACGCCCTCCCGTATCTCGGTATCAGGCAAGTATTAAAATAATTCGCTCTCTCGATAATCTACCTTAGCAATCTTTCCCTGACTTGATTTTACCACGGTTTCGCCATGCTCTACCAATGGGA